AGGTGCTTTGACCGACAGCGTAAACTTTTCAGATACGGCTGTCATTGACAGAACAGTGTTATCATAATTGTCAGCCAATGCCGAAGTTGAAAGTCCGGCCGCTAAGACCGAAGCAATTAGTAAGTTTTTCATTTGTTATGTTTTCCTTGTAGTTAAAGCTAAGAGAAAGTCTCATAGCGTCATATTTAGCAGAAAGTATTAACTTTCTTATGATAAAAGAAAAGCACCCGAAGGTGCCTTTCTCTTGCTATGTTTGGTAACAAGGCCTAACTACCTCGTAACAGCCTAGGCTGCTAATGCGAAATTTTCATTTGCGTTTATAGTTTTCGTTCGCGATAACCGTGCTTACATCCGGGTAACTCCACTCATCTAATAGTTCGCCAATCGATCCCAACTCTACCCCATCATAAACACACTACTTGCAGTATCCTCCCCTGCGTAACCTTGTTGACAAGGTAACTTAGTCTCTTCGTAGCTTTGCCACTTCTAGTTCAAAGCAGTGTGTTTATGGTGGAGTAGCCGGGATTCGAACCCGGGTCTTGCTCGCCGTTCAACTTGTTTCAACGTTACATACTATTTATAACATGTTTACGCTACTTTGTCAACCTCTAATTGTTTACAGACCTTCGAGTGTTAAAAAGCCAGCATACGAACGACATTTTGCTTGTTGCGATGTTTTCCACCGCGTTAATCCTGCTAACAAAAATGTATCTTGTATCATTGGGTTTCCTCCTGTTTTAATGGATGTGCTGGGTCTACGTCTAAGTACTTTGCCCACTCTGCATAGAAGTGACGCATGCCAACTTCATCATGTATAGTGTTGTTTTCATGTCTGCCATGTAGTATGCTTCTCTTCTCAGTGCCAGGAGCCATAGCTACGCCTTGTCCGGTAACAGCCAACAAGTCTTCGTGCAAGTTACGTCCGAACGGTCCCCATATTGTATTGTGATCATTTATACGTTGTTCGCGTTCTTCCGGAGTATCACTTAACAAACCATATCCACGGAACTCAATTAATACACTGTCTGGACCTAGTGGAGTAATACTATCTGTACGGTAAGCACTGCCTCGTAGGTTAAAGTTGTAGCCTGGAAACAAGTCTACCATGTACCACTGGTTGGGCGGAACTCCTGGAAAGGTTAATGCTCCACGGTCTGCGGCTCCTTCAAACTTGTCATACTGCACTTCGAAGCTACCAACGTTAACGTGTCCGTTGTCAAAGCCTGTACATGCACGAGCAAAGTACTCATCAGTGAATCCAGTTATTCTATTAAAGTAATGTAAATAGTCGTGATAGAACTCACTGTTAGTGTCATGCCATAACTTATAGTTTGTAGGAATGATTGCTTTATGGTAATGGAATACTTCTAGTTCTTCTGTGTCAATTGCTGTAGCAATACAATCAAATGCACCGTCTGTCCATTGCTCTACGTCCATGGTTGGGTTATCGTTTAGTGTTGTCCATACCATCCCGCCATATTTTACTTCGCTGTGTAATTCTCTAGATTCAATTTTATAGTCTGGATCAACTGTACCTGCCACTCCCTTGAGTCCAGGATTAATATAGCACCCAATACGATCACCGTGATTTATTATAACGATGTTTCGAAATGCAATCTGTGATGTTCGATAGTCGCCTGGGTTCTTTATTTCACTCTTGTGAATGATAGGGATCCAAACTTTAGAAAATATCTTTTCGATTTCTTGTTTGTAAATTTCATGACTACTGTAGCACTCGCTACTTATGTATTCGACTGTTGGTTCTGCTAACCAATCTTTGTGGTTTCTTGCACCCATTACACTTTCTCCTTTACAATGTATTTAATATATAATAACACGTAAAATGAAGAAAGTCTAATTGAATGATCCTATGAGCTAATAGACAATGTGTTAACCTTTTTTTGCAGTTTTTTCTGCTTTAGTTAACTTATTGTTCCAGGTGTTGTTACTAATGCCAAGTTCACTAGGCATATCTTTTGTTTTGCCAATAATTACTTCGCCACCCTTTGCAAGGAACTGTGCTACTAAGTCTTCTGTTTCTTTATCTTTTTTATTTGGGCTGTGATTCATTGACATTTATATGTTCCTTTTGTGTACTACAGTTGTAGCATATTTACATAAACATGTCAAGTTCTTTTTCTACAGTCTCTTTTGTTTCTTTTTCTTCAGGACGGATAGGTTCTAGCCATGTGTCAGCAATGTATGCTTTAGGACTTGGACCCATCTGTATTGTAATGTCGTCTCCACCGATCCACCAATAGTGGTCTGTAACTAAGCAAGTACAAGTAAACCCCATAAATTCAAAGGTTTCATTTTCTTGGAACTTACCTATGTACTCAACTACTTTTACAACTCGTCCAATATTCTCTGGACGCACTGAGTAGATAATTTTAGCATAGTCGCCTTGTTTACACTTCATGATACAAATGCCTTCTCTTGTACATAGGTTGCTGATTGTTTGGTACTACCTTCTACAAAGCTAAGGCTTTCTAAACGTGCTTTCATTTCTTCGTTAAATCCCATCGAACCGCACAACATAACTCTGTCATCAGTTGGATTAACTCCGTACCACAAATCCTCATTGTCAATGAAGTGTGTAATGCGTCCGCGTCTTATATAATCTTCTTGTGTTACTGTTGGAATATATTCAATTGGTAAGTCTTCTAGCATTGCGTTGTATGCCTGTAGTTCTGCTACTTGCCTTACTGTCCAACAAAGTGTTATCTTATCGTAGATATCATATATCTCTGGATCTCTAAGCAAACTAATAAAAGGAGCAATACCTGTTCCTGTTGCCATCAACCAAAGATGTCCGCCAAGTGTTACGTTAGCTAGTGTAAGTGTGCCAGTTGGCTTTTCGCCTACTTCTAGTTCATCACCTACTTGAATGTGCTGTAGCTTACTTGTTAGTGGACCATCTTGTACTTTGATACTATAGAATTCTAAATAGTCATCGTAAGGACCACTTGCAATTGAATATGCTCTTAGTATCGGTTTGTTCTTTTGAAGCTTCTCTGAAAAATGATCTAACCCAATCATTACAAACTCGCCTGCGGCAAATCTGTATGTGCGTGGTCGTTCTGTTCTAATCCGAAATAGCTTGTCTGTATAATGTTCTACTTCGATTACTTTTAGTTTCATACTACCACCAGCCTAATGTTCTGCCATTACCTGTAATAATCATACAACATGTTAGTACATGAAGTATGATCCAAAAAGAGCGAAAAGCCAGAGCCTTCTTTACATCGCGTTGTGATATAGGAAGAAACTCTGGCTTATCATTGTCTGTAAGACCAACGGGCATACCAACGGTTCTTGCCCATGTTGTGAGCCAGCGCCGTTGCCCGCTCATTTACATGCCGTTCTTTTTATCTTGGATTTCTGCTCTGCGACCTTTAGTCAATTTACCTAAATCACCAAGTGCTTTACGTGCTCGTGCCGCGGCCGCTTTCACGCTCTTATCTTCCCAGCTATCATGTTCTGTTAGATAGTTGTTAAATGCTTGTACGATTTCTTCATGAATACTCATATTTTACTTCTCCTATTGTTGTTAGTAATATAATTATAACACCTTCCTGGTGTTCTGTCAACCTGCATTTACATCAGGGCTGCCAGATGATGATGTATTAGGAACCCAACTTCCGTGGCCTCCAGTAGCATCACCTTTCCTGTGAACAGGTTTACCATTCACCTTTACAGTACCACTTCCTGCTGTTGCAGGGTCTCCACAACTAGTAGTGTCGTCCACTCGAACAACCTTTGCACCGTTTACATTTACATCAGGTGACCCTGTTGCATATGCTGTTTGGTGAAACGGATTAGGTGTTGGACTTGCGTGTCCAGTGTGTTTGTCTAATCCTACTCTAGTTATTTCGGGCATCTGTTATTCCTTTATACCAATGCTATACCGGATGTCTGTTTAGTATACTGCTTGCTAATTTCACTTTCGGTCTTAGCCATGCAAAGCACAGAATTAGCTTGCAATACAAACTTACCATCGGGTGATACGCTGAACATGAAAGGAGCAAGTCCTAGTCCTTGTTCTTGCATAATTAATACCATTGGCTTTTTAACTGTGTATGACGTTGCAGTTTCAGAATCTAAGCGTCCGATAATTTCTTCACCTGAGCTTAGTTTAAAACTTACATTGTCGCCTACTTTGTAGGGTATTTCAATAATCATTATAGTGAGTGTCCTGTTCCGTTATAGTTAGTGTTTTCTAAATATTCTCCTAGCTTATCGTAGCCACCGATGTTAGTACTCCATACTTTAATTTGAGGAAATGTTCTTGCTCCTGGAAATGATTCCAGCACTTGTTCACGAGTAAAGTCTGTACCTAATTGTTTATAGGTATACTTTAACTTTCTTTGTTCACATAGTG